ATACCCAAAGACCTTGTAAGAATGAGTCAGCCAAATCGTCCTTCTTCGGGTGCTTCGCAAAATGCGCCTGATTCTCTGCGGGCACAAGAGCGAATGCGTGAGTTATGCCTGTCTTTTTGCGACCTTTATATGTTGCAGTCGAATCTTCCACCGTCACTATGTTTGAGAGTTTGTGAGTCGCAGATACGCCCGTGCACCGATACCCCCGAGCGCAAAAGTACATCTGGATCATCGCCTGGACTCCAAACATCCGTCGGTCCATCTGGTTCTCCACAGCAACAACAGACGCTCCCTTCCATGCCGGTCGTGCGTCCAAACTCCTGATGATCGCAGGAGCAAGATCCAGAACAGATCCCTGAGTGGCAGAAGAAACGCACTTCTTCCACGTGTTCTGCTTCTGGTGGTTGTAGATCAACTTGACCAGATCAGACTTCTTGGTTGCCTCAGTGGACATGTTCTCAGCAGTCATGATCTCGTGTAGTTGATTGGGCGTCATCTTGTTCAGAGCGGTCTTGGTAACCTTCGCCTTCTTCTTGGGTGTATGACGACCGCATGAAAAGGTTCCGTTCGAAGCGTGCTCATACTGAGCAGCCGTAGTACACTTATGACATTTAGGAGCGCCGACACCCGCCTGCTCTCCTAACACGTCAATGATATTCCAGTCTATGATTTTTACATCGTTACGGTCAGTTCCCTCAAGCACACAATATGCAAGGTTCCGCAGTCCAACGTCAAAGGAAACTACTTTCATTATTACTTTCTACGCACAGTTCGTTTACGTCCTTTGCGCGACTTACGGGACTTACGGCGTCGCGCCTTACCGACCAGTCCATTATATAGGATTAATAAAATTACGCAGTCGCCTTGAGGAGCGAGATCAGAGCGCCCTTTGCGTCACCCCTGCTAAACGGGATACCACGCTTTGTCAGGATGTCCTGAAGTTCCTTCTTGGTCTTGGACTCCAGTCCGTCCGTGTCCAGTGGTTCAGGCGGTCCAGCAACAACCTCAGGGGTAACCGACAGGCGGTCATCCTCCTCCTCATCCGACGTAGGAATCGTCGCCTCCTGAACCTCCGTGGGTTCCGGGACGGTCGCGAGTTCGACCTTGGGTGCCATCTGCGCCAGGAGCGTCTGGTTCAGATCACCGATCACAAGCGCAATCGCATTCATGTTCTGGAACAGACGAGTCTGCTGCCAGTAGATCCACCCTACCATTCCGGCAAGGACGAGAACCATAGACGCAAGGAGGGCAATTGCTGCATGAAGAAACTCCATTTATAACGAGGGCGGGGAAAGGTTATGGCGTCTTAAACGAGATTGATTACTTCATCTGTAGAGCGACGATGACGAGGTCGATAACATAGATGTGCTACTGTTACTGTGATGCCTCCGCAACCGAAGACGATTATGAAAATACAGACTGCAAGGATAGCATCTTGATTCATTGCCATTATTTCCACGGAGTAAGGGTAAATGCCTCGCAAGAGTTTCATGAAGTCCGTGAGAAAGATGTTTGGAGGTGATGGAGAGGGGTCCATCCTTGAGGACGCTGCACTCATTGGAACTGGTGCGTATCTTGCCCGTCAGAATCCCAACTCCAGCGTTCTTGGCGTTGTCGGAACGGCGGGTATGTATTTTGCCTACTTCACCGTTGGCATTATCATCTTCTTTATCGTGATCTTCATCCTCGCGATGATCTTCGGTAAGAAGGGTCAACCTCCTCCGGCAAATGCAACAAACTCAACCACTGCTCCTCCACCCGCAAAGTAATCTTGCCTTCTCAATAAATGCCCGCTAAGAAAGGAGGTGGTTTTGTTGAAACAATGGTTGCTGCGGGTGTAGGCGCCTACGCTGCGAAGAATTCTTCGTCAATGAAGGGACTACTCTGGACTCTTGCCAAGTATGTTCTCGTGATTGTGGTTGTGTCGTTCATCCTGTTCTTCGTGATCAGTCGTATGTCGACGGAGCACTTTGTTCCCCTTGAACCGTCAGACAAGGGAGATAAGGAGGTCGAGACGCCCGCAGGGAATGTCATCAAGTATTAATAGCAGTTCTTATAGGGACGGCAACTTGCCTTCTGCGTGAACCCCATACGGCGGCACGGGGTCTTCTTGCAGTACTTCCTTGACATCAAACGCTTCTTCTTGAACCTGCGAGTCTTGCGGCGCCCGCCCTCTGCGTTCAAGCGCGCAACATCCTTAGACGAATCGGTGTCAAAGAGCGAGAGTTCTGTGATCTCGGGAACCTTGCTCTTAATCTCAGCCGCTAACTCTTCACCACGAGCCTTCGCTGCAACCTTGTCCATGTCCTTGTTTTCCCGCGCAATGAGCTCCAGATCGGAGCCAGTCACGCTAACATAGGCCAAGTCAATGCCAGTTAGCTTGGACTTGATATCATCTGCTGTGACACCAGCAACCTTTCCTGTAAAGATGAAACGAACATATGCCATTTACTATACTGCTTAGAATTCTTCACTGCATCAGTATAAATGCGCATGCCTAAGATTCCTCAGTGGGGTTGGATCCTGATTGCCGTCGTTGTCCTTTTCTACGTGTTTGGCGCTCGTGAGGGTCTGGAGAATGCTCCTAAGAAACCGGCGGCGCCGAAGAAGCCGCACACTAGTTAAAAGTCCTCGTCCAACCTAATCTCACCCGATGACTGAACGCGGGAATAGTCAGACACCTTCTTCTCAAAGAAATTAGTCTTGCCTTCAAGACTGATCAGATCCATGAAATCAAACGGATTCGGCGTTCCATAGATCTTCTTCAGGCCCAACTGGACCGCAAGACGATCGGCAACAAACTCAATGTACTGCGACATCATCTTTGCATTCATTCCGATCAGGGCGCACGGGAGAGACTCGCAGATGAACTCCTTCTCAAGGGTGACCGCGCCCATGATGATGGACTGGATAATCTCGGGTTCAGGTTTCTCTGGCAGCGTATGAAACAGAGCAACTGCAAACTGAGTGTGGAGTCCCTCGTCACGAGAGATCAACTCGTTACTGAAGGTCAGTCCAGGCAGAAGACCGCGCTTCTTCAACCAAAAGATCGCACAGAAAGCGCCCGAGAAGAAGATGCCCTCGACGCAAGCAAATGCAGTCAAACGAGTTGCAAAGGTTCGGTCGGAGTTCATCCAGTGAAGCGCCCACTTAGCCTTTTCCTCAATCGCAGGGATGGTCTCAATCGCATTAAACAACTTCGCCTTCTCCGCCTCGTCCTTGACATACGTGTCAATCAGAAGGGAGTATGTCTCTGAATGAATGCCCTCCATCGCATTCTGGAAACTGTAAAACAACTTGACCACCTGAGACTTGACTTCGCCTTGGAACCGAGTCACAAGGTTCTCCATGACGATTCCATCGGAACCGGCGAAGAATGCAAGAATGTGCGTAACAAAATGCTTCTCGTTCTCGGTCAACTTGTTCCAATCTGACTGGTCCTTTGAAAAGTCAATCTCTTCCGGCGTCCAAAAAACTGCTACGCTTTGCTTATACATCTTGTAGAGGTGCTGCTCCGATGGCGCGATAGGGAACAGAGTGTAGGACATGACTGTATATATATCGGAGAATACACTTAAACCTTTGTCTCTGCCAGAAGACAATGAGTACTGCCAACGTCCAAAATCTGTTGTCAAACGTCTTTCACCCGACGTTCTATTATGACACGACGAACAAGGTATATCAGTCTAAACTTGAACTTGTGAATATCGATACAGTCTCAGCAAATACGGTCTCTACCTTTGCGGCGTCCGTTGGAGATGCGAACAACAACGTGTACGTTGGTATCGGCGCGGGAAATCCGCACTCAAATCTGGTGTCGAGCAGTAATTCCAATAATACCTTCGTGGGCGCCTATGCGGGGGCGAGCACTTCCAATGTCCAGTATGCAACCTTTATCGGATACCAGGCGGGCAAGAACACCATCGGCGGTGTGAATACGATTGCCATTGGAAATAGTGCGTTCGGTGCAGGGTCGAACAACATCCACCTTGGAACCTCGGTCGGTCTATGCAACTCTGGAAACTGTAACGTGATCATCAATCCGGTCCCTCTTTCCAACGTGACATTCGCTCTGTCTGCTGCGACCAGTTCGAATCAGACCTACACTGGTCTGACAGGTGCGATTTCTCCTGGAATGTTGGTTACGGGTGCGGGGATTAGTACGACAATCACGGTCGTCACCGTTGCTCCATCTACACTGACATCAGGAACGCTTGTTCTCAGCAGTTCATTCACATCAACTTCGTCGACATACACTGCGCAACCTGTGACCACGCTTACAAATCAACTGTTGGTAGGTCCTCTTACTGCATCTCCTCACGACACGTATGGTGTGGCAAACTACCTCCTTGGCGGCAACTTTTCATGCAACTACTTGGGCGTGAACCTGTCAAATCCTTCGTATACTCTTGATGTGAACGGATACGGTCGTATCGGCACAAATCAGAATGGTGGTCTTGGAATCAACACGAACCCATATGACGCTACCCTTAACGTCAACGGAAGTATGAAGGTATCCGATGGTTATGGTGTCATGACATTTGGCCGTGACTCCAATGGTATTTCTAGAACAGTGATCTCCGGTATTGTGAACCCTGCCGGTGTTCCTCCTTCAGTGGGCACTGCAACCATGCAAGTGTCTGATGGGTTCTTTTCCGTGTCCGGAACTATAACAATTGGAAATTCGGGGACAAGTACAATTGGTCAGTGGAAAAAGGGAAATGTTCTTATTGCCGTAAGGGATGCGAGTGGCGCTCATTATGTGTCGGGAATGTACCTGTGTACCAATCCAACCACTCCTACGACATATTTGATGACAAATTCTACAAAGGATGCAGACACATCAATCGTATCATCTACTAGCAATATTCAGATCTCGAACAACTGGGCTAGTGCTCTGACCTACACGTATGCAATTACGTACTTCCCGCTGCCGTAGTCTTTAACTTCTCTACAATCTTACGGATACTGACAGAAGAGACACCAGACGCTTCGGAGATTCGTGGCGCTTGTCCGTTGAGAACAAAGCAGATTACACCCGCCACAATCGTCTTGGGTGTATGTTCCATCTCTTTCAGTCCCTCGAGCATCAGAACGATCTTGTCACGGTCTGAGTCAGATAGATCCATCTCTGCACAGATTCGCTCAGCAATGCCAAGTTGTGTGTTCAGAACATTCGAACCCTCTGGAGCAAACCTCATGAGCGCCTTGCACAGTGCGCGGATACTCACGTGGAACAGACCGGCAACTTCCTCGTGTGTTCGAGTAGCGTCATGCTGACGGCACGCTGTAAAGATCGACGCCGCCATCAGAGCGCGACGGGTTTCGCCTCTGGTCTTTTGCGCGTCCTCAACCTTCTTGAACATTGCACATCCGTCCATCACAATCGCCTTTGGTAGTCCCGCCCTAGAGCAAGACTGCTGAATCGCATCAAAGATACCCATCCAAGATCTCTCTCCGTGACTCGAGAACGACCACGAAGAGAGTTTGGCAATTGACTTTGCCTCTTCTGACTGATTACCACCACGCCTCCTCATCATCATGGACCCGTAGGAGGAATCAGGAAGGAGTTCGCTCGTGATCGTCCCTGTTCGGGAAGGGTCGTCTTCAGTATTGCCGTAGACTCGCCACTCTGCTCCTTCGTCGATACAAGCGCCCAGAATCGTCCCACAGCAAGTGCACACGCGTTCACCATCATTGACCACAACTTCATGTTCGCAGCTCATGTACGATGAAAGTCATTCAAAAGGATCTTTCCATTTTAATAGAATGATACTTGTCATTGGTTCTGGATTTAGTGGATCAACGTGTGCTCGAATTCTAGCAGAACATGGGAAGTCTGTTCAGGTAATTGAAAAGAATAGTTTCATTGGTGGGAATTGCTACGACTTACTCCATCCAATCACGAACCAACTCTACAGTTTGTACGGTCCTCATTTTTTCCATACGAACAATGAAAAGGTTTGGGAGTTTGTGAATCGATTCGCAGAATGGATCCCTTATTGCCCGCGAGTCCTCTCGCTTGTAGGAGATAAGTGTGTTCCTGTTCCGGTATGTCAGCAGACTGTAAATCAACTGTACGGTCTCAGGATAACCACCGAGGAAGAGATGAACGAATGGTTGACGTCTGAACGAACTAAGTTTGATGTGATTGAAAATAGCGAACAGGTTGCAATTTCACGAGTTGGAGTAAGGTTGTATAACGCCATATTCAAGGGGTATACTCAAAAGCAATGGGCGCGTCCCGCTTCAGAACTTGCTCCAAGCGTTCTCGAACGTATCCCCGTGAGGACAAATGCAGATGACCGGTATTTTACGGATACATATCAAGCAACACCAAAGAATGGGTACACTGAATTCGTTAGGTCAATGCTTGATCATCCTCTAATTAAGGTTGACTGTAACCAGGATTACTTCCAGGATTACTCACATCTTTTACCTAGGTTTGAGCATGTTATCTACACTGGACCAGTTGATCGCATGTTCGCCGATCAGGGTCTTGAAGCGCTAGAATATCGGTCTCTTGAGTTTAAGGAGAGGATATATGATGTTTCATCAGTAGACGAAAAGATTCAACCAGTATTCACAGTTAATCAACCAACACTAGACGTTCCTTATACCCGTTCCTGTGAATACAGTTACTTTAACAACCAAGGTTGTCCGTCACTAAAGTCTCTGGTTGTAGAAGAATATCCAAGGTCCGTAGGAGATCCTTACTACCCCGTTCCAACCAAGAGGAACGCGGACCTTTTTGCTAAGTACAAGCAACTCTCTGATTCAAGCGGAATCCACTTTGTTGGGCGTCTTGCGAGTTATAAGTATTACAATATGGACCAGGCAATTGCAGCAGCATTTGATACATGTCAGCGCATACTCCCCAGTGTTGACGGATCGTAGACTTGAGGACGGTAGTTTGTGAGCAAAGGAGGGCGGTGTTGGTTGAGTTTGCCACCTGCTGTCTTCAACCAGGAGATGAAGAGGTATTTCTCGTCAATCATCCATGCCATGTATCCTCCTTGAGAGAGGACATTCATGATGTAATCGCGCGCTTCGGACATCTGAAACAACGGATATCCAAAGACGTACGCAGGGATTTCAAACACAATGTAGGGAGCATTTGGGGCGTGGGTTGCTTGCTTACGAATCTGACCATAGAGTTGACTTAGAACGGGTCTCATTGCCCTCATGCGTTTTTCGCGCCTGTCTTCCTGTTCATCCCACACATCACGCGCTTTAAGCATCCTTACATCATCTATACAAGAATGTTTCCCTCAATTGCCCTCGGAGGTGGTGGAGTTCGTGCAGGGATTATGATTGGAGGTCTGTCTGCTCTGGAAGCGCATCAACCACTCATCTTTCCCAAGGGAATCTATGGTTGTTCTGCTGGGTCTATTATCGCCACTGCTCTCGCCTACAAGATCCCAGTGAGCGCAATCAAGCATATGTTCGATACGGGGTTCAATCTGTCTAGTGTGATTCCTTCAATTAACCTAACCTCCATTACATCCTTCACACAGGAGAAGGGACTGTTCCCAATGGACTCGTTTACTCAAACCGTTCTCAAGGCGTTTGATGGTCAAGGTGTTGACCTACGAAATGCCGTGATTGATGACGCGCCACAGAAACTGTATATTCTTGCTTCCAACTTGACCACGCGAAAGGCGGTGTTCTTGACGGGGACAGTACCGATCCTTGACGCGATTCGGTGTTCTTCGTGCTTACCCTTTGTATTCCACCCACAGGTCCTATACAACAACCTATACATTGACGGAGGATTCTACGCACACAATATGCACAAGGTTGTTCCTGAAGAGTGCCTTGTGTTCCACATCAGCAGGACTGAACTTAACATAACTCCAGATCGAATGAAGAAGATGACTCTGTCAGACTATTCTGCTACTCTGTATGAAGCGTTCCGCACAGAGTCGCACACGGATAATGTGGTCTGGTTCAAGAACGACAACATCTCACTTATGCAGGAACTGAGCGATGCGCAAAAGAAGCAACTCTACGATGAGGGATTCTCACAGGCGTCACGCTTCTTTTCCAAGCGTTTCCCGGAGATACTGAGTTAACTTGGCAGCAGTCGGTACTCCTTCAAATGTATACAGACCCGTTGAGGTCTCCAACTTGATCGTAGGATAACCCTCAACATCATACATGTCAGCAGTCTTGCGATCCTTATCAGCGTTCACAGGAACAAACGAAACCGTTGTGTTTCCGAACGTACTAGGTCCCGCCTCAAGTTTCTCCCACTCAGGCATCGCTTTGATACAGTGTCCACACCAGTCCGTGTGGAAGAAATACAGGTTCGCCTTGTCCTTGGGAACCTCGCGCTTAGGCGGCGCTACAAGAGGTTTCCAGAGGCGCCATACAAGATACGCAAGGATGGCAAACGCCAGAACTGTGAGAAACGTCCTCATTGCTTCAAGACACGAGAAATTCTACGCTGTTTTTCAAACCAACGTCGATACGCCTCTTGTGGTGTCAGTCCTTCCTTGATCTGAGACCATGCGATATCTGTTGTCATGCGTTCTGGTTCAAATGGACGAGAGTGAATTTTCATCCACTTTCCGTTGTACCTTACAAGAAACACGGGGGATTCCATTGTTTCTTAAAGGTAGGTAGTTAGTAAACCATATGGAGGTTGTGTTTTATGGTGTTGCTAAGGGACTTGTTGCTGTAGCGGGAAACTATATCGTGCATTATGGCGCTTCTCGGATTTATGACAAGTTCTGCGTTCCTCACACGTTTGAGGAGGTTCTCTACACATTGGTTACAACATCAAGTCCCGTTTGCGTTGTAGCGCTGGGCACAATGCAGATGACACAGAACAACTATGGAACGTTGCTTACCACAACGTTAGCGTCTCATTTGGTGAACGCTCTTAAGGTGTAGTCTACACACGTCCCGAGGGTCCTTAGACCCGCGGGAACCCGACCAGGTTGGCACCAATTCCGAAACCGGCGCCAGTGCGAGCAGAGGCGCCCACGCTAGGCGCATAGATATCCAGGATGGCGAACGTGGCCGTCGCGACGAGGGCGATCATGCCAACCTCGGCAACCTTGAGGGTCTTGCCAGGGAGAACGAACGCGGCAATCGCAACCGCGAGACCCTCCAGGAGGTACTTAACGAGGCGCGTGATGAGGTCCGCAACATCAACACCGGCAGAAGGGGTAGGCTTCGGCTTAGAATCAGACATTTGTTTGGTTCTTAGGTGCGAAGAATTTTTTAATAGGCGGGAGCAGAACCACCCGACCAAAACTTGTATCCAACAAGCGCAACTCCAACCACCCAGACGCCCCACCAAGGAACATAGAGGGAGACATACTGCAGGATGAGGAAGAAGATAATCGCATGGATTGCAGCAGCAGTCAAGATTCCAGCGCCCGGAGGGAGAGTGATGAACAGACCAGGGCACAGCAGGAAAAACAGGTAAGCGGTGGTAAAGATGTCGTACATTTGTATCTTGCGGAGAAAGAACTTACTGTCAAGTCGCGTGAACAAGTAAATGCCCCGCACTGAACTCCCCAAGCACGATGAGAGTGGTCCGATTGATTACCTGGACGAGGACCCGGAGATCCCGACGCAGAAGTATTGCATTGTGTCCTTCATCAGTCCGGAGAAGGTGATTAAGCAGAAGGAGGAGTTCATGTTTGAGAAGTTCGTGGAGTGGATCGACTACGAGTGGAAGGTCAAGGGACTCGAGAGTCTCATGGCGTTCCTGTCCAAGAAGTATTCCCTCAAGATCGACGATCTGATGAAGGATGCCAATGATTTTGCGTCTGTTCGTAAGGAGGAGATCAAGAAGACGGACATCCACGAGCAGTACGAGATCTTCCTGCTCAAGGAGGAGAAGAACCTCCAGGAGATGTACGACAACAAGGTCGAGTTCCGCACCAATGTTCGCGGTGTCAAGGTTCGTCGTGCATTTGCCACAGTTGAGGAGGCGCAGATGTTCTCCAAGGTTCTCCAGCGCCGCTACCCGAAGGACAACCTCTACATCGGTAAGGTGGGTGCGTGGCTCCCATGGGATCCTTCGGAGCACCTGATGCCTGAGGTTGAGTATGCCGAGAAGGAACTCAACGAACTCATGCGCAAGTACAAGGAGAACGAGTCCAACAAGGAGATGTTCTTCGCTGAGCAGCGTGAGGAGGCGATCAAGGCGCAGAAGGAGGAGAACGAGCGTCGTCGCAAGGCGAATGCAGAGGAGAAGGCGCTCGAGGATGCCAAGCTAGCGCTGGAGGACGCGTCTGCTCCCGTTCACCCTTCAGAGGGGGTGCTGCGTGAGTAAAATGTTGATTTAAAAATAAGATGGAAGACGAGCTATTAGGACCTATCAAGAAACGTAAGTATATCGTCGAACCTGGAGCACCGTATCCCCGAAGGGAACTAAAAAACCCAGGATTAGCTTCAATTAACGCTCAGAGGAATAGGGCGGCACGGGCTGCTCAGGCCGCACCCGCACCCGCACCTGCGTCAGATTCGATGATGGATGTTGTTTCGAAAGGAAAGAAGACTGCCCCTGCTGACTCAGATTCCATGGAGGATATCGCCGCCCGTCGTCGTAGCGAGCGGATTGACGCAGCAGGACTCGCAAAGGCGCAGCACGAGGAGACTGAGGCGGAGAAAAAGAGGTGGGATGCCGAGGTGAAGAAGGCGATTGCTGAGGGTAAGAAATACAAGAAGGCGGTTGCGATCAAGGTGCGTGAACTCCACGCAAACGCTTCTGTCGATGAACTGTTCGCACTCGTAGATCTCCTCTCTTGGGCGGGCGAGAAGTATGCGTCACTGGAGGCGTCTGTCTTTGCGTATGAGAAGCAGAATGAGGAAGAGGAAGAAAAGGCGAACTCTGAAAAGGAGAATGCGATGCTCACGCTTGGACTGACTGAGTTTATTGAGCAGGGTATTAAGGCGGGTGAGGGTCTTCGGTATGCTGGTGACAAGAAGAGCAATGCGGTTCTGCTTGCATCATCGATCCTTGAGGAGATGGGAGCGCCTGTTCCTGAGGATCCGCACTTCAAGGATGTCAACTACGGCGGTCGTCGTCGCAAGACGAAGAAGTCCAAGAAGTCACGGCGGGCGACGAAGCGTCGCGCTTAATCACGTGAGTCTTGCTTCTTCACCCACACGGAAGGTGGGGCGTTCTTCTTTCTCAAGGAAGCGGCGTTATAGTCGTCGGAAGCGAGCATAGCAGACTGGAATGGACGATTATCCGCCCACAAAGACTGGTCACACAATCTAAACGGAGGATGCTCAGACGCCTTGTACCAAAACACCTGATCCTCTAGTTTGTTAGAGGACACGTTGTTGCAAATGACCAGTCCCTCGTAGTTCTCTGTGAACTGGTCCATGAAATCACAAAACATCTCAAAGGTAGGAAACATACCTGCGTAATTCTCGTAAATCCTACGACGATTACCTAGGATATTCTCACGAAGAATGAACACAAAGTCCACGTTTGTACGCAAGTTAGGTGTGATACCAAGCGGGTACTGCATGGTGATAATGGTCATCATGTCCAAGTGGCGACCGTTCATGAACACGAACCGTGTAGACTCTTCATTGATCCACTCTTTTGCAGCATACAGACAGTCATCCAAAATCATGAACGCACGAGGGTCAAACGGAGCACCTGTGGATTTGGTCTTCATAAACCTCTGCTTTGCTGCGAACTGACGCTTGATATACGCCTGAACCTTTGCAGGTTCGTAGCTTCTTCTTTTTCAAGATTTAATCTTAAATCAATGTCTTGTTCATCCGCCTTAAAATACCTTTTTGTAGGTAATAATATTCTTTTATTTTC